CACTCGCTATGGCACCACTCAAAAGGAGTAAGCAAGTACTTACTCTACTGATGGGAATTAAGGAGTCCCCATCCTTCTTGGTGAAGGAAAGGAAATCCCATGGACGATTATTCATAATCGCTCGAAGCTTCCACAGTTCGTTGACCGAACAAGATATAGAAGCTCTCGGAGCTAGAATAATAAGTCCAACCAGATTGTTTATAGAGGGTAGCTCTGTACTTGAAGCCATCGATCTCACCATTGGTTTGATTGAAGTCTTCTTGGACAAAGCTCCAAAGTTTGGCTGGTTCCCTCTATACGAACAGTTACAATTCTTTAGGGTTGTAAAGTCTTGGCCTACAGAAAGTTTCATTTCGTATGCTAAGTACTTCACTGCTTTCCCAATGGCATTTTACTTGGAGAATGATCTTCCAGAAATACCAGAGGGATACTTGGAACATGTTCCTACAGCTCTAATTTATGTTGGTCGTGTCAAACGTTTTCTTAGAACTCGTTTGGTCCATAAGTCACGCAGAAATGCGGAGTTATGGTGGTCAATTTTACAAGGAGTCAAACGTGCTGCGCACGAGGCCCCTCAATCGTTTGTTTACCAATCTTATGTTAAACATAAGAAGAAGTTAACAACGAGACCTACGAACGAAATTCATCCAATGTTTGAAAAGAAGGTTAATGAGTTTCTCTCATCATACCGTCCTAGTAAACCTACCTTTCTCGAAGCTTCCACTTCGGCGTCAGTAGAGTCCACTCGTGACGAATACGGACAAAGAGGTGATGTTAGGGATTGGGTATTGGAAAATTTTGGATACATAAATCGGACTGACAAGGTCATGATCAAGGGAAAGGTTCAAATGCAGGCATTCGAACCATACCTACCAAGTTTCCAGGAAGTATGTAAGGTAGCTTACGACGAATTTGGCCATCAACCGCTGGAAGTCAAAGTTCATGGTATATTGGAGCCATTAAAGGTTAGACTAATTACTAAGGGTGAATCCGTACCTTATTGGTTAGCTAGAAGCTGCCAAAAAGATATGTGGAAATACCTACAGAATTATGAAACCTTTACTGCAACCGGTAGACCATTAATGGACGATGACTTGAATAATCTTATTGACAAAAGGAACAAATTTATGAGTGAAAACAACATTAAATTTGATTCTTGGGTCAGTGGGGATTATTCCGGTGCTACTGATGGTGTTGATATCCGTTGTACAGAAACCGTCTTTGAGTCAATCTTAAAGCATTCACCTGTTTATAGTGAAGAATACAAAGGTTTGTTAAGAAGAGTAATTTATGAACAAGTTCTTAATTACCCAGATGTTAAAGAAGAGATAGAACAACCTCTTGATCTCCGTAAAGCTCTACGTTTACTTGATAGGGGAAACCGTATCAAGCGTAGGGTTAAGACGGAAACCAAGTCGTTATCTTCTGGACTTCAACAAAATGGTCAATTAATGGGCTCTGTTCTTTCCTTTCCAATTTTGTGTATTATTAACCTAGTAGCCTATTGGCTTTCTATGGAACAATACCTCGGAAAGAAATTACAATTCCAAGACTTACCTGTTCTTATCAACGGTGATGATATCTTGTTCCCCAGTAATGTTGATCATTACTCCATTTGGAAAGATATGATTAAGTCTGTTGGTTTTAGTCTATCCATTGGAAAGAACTATATCCATAAGGACCTATTCACTATCAATTCAATAATGTTCCATGAATCGAACAATAAAGTGACAAGATACAAGTTCTTTAACGTTGGCCTTCTCACTGGAAAAGCTAAAGTGACCGGTCGTGACAACATTCAGGATAAACCAATCTGGGATTGGTA